GAGAAAGGATAGAAGATATTCTTGTTCTCAAAAATAATAAAGGAACAGAAGATAATCGTGTTCGTAAACTTGACTATTCAATTCAACTTAGTAAAATATTTTATGAAAGATTTATTCAAGATCGTGAGATTACACTTTTCTCCCCGCATGATGTACCTGGACTTTATGATTCTTTCGGAACAATTGAGTTTGATTCTCTTTACATTGGATACGAAAATAACCCTAATGTTCCAAAGAAAACAATAAAGGCACAGGAACTTATTCTTAGTCTTCTTAAAGAAAGAGCAGAAACGGGTAGAATCTATATTATGAATATAGATCACTGTAATAACCATAGTTCTTTTAAAGATAAGATTGAGATGAGTAATCTTTGTCAAGAAATTACTTTGCCAACATTTCCAATTCAGCATATTGATGAGACCACAGGAGAAATCGCACTGTGTATTCTTTCTGCGATTAATGTCGGAAAAGTGAAATCAGATGATGAACTTGAAGAACTTTGTAATCTTTCTGTTCGTGCTCTCGAAGAACTGATAGATTATCAAAAGTATCCTGTACTAGCAGCAGAAGTTGCCACAAAGGCACGGAGATCTCTTGGAATTGGTTATATTGGACTAGCACATTATCTTGCTAAACTTGGGTTCAACTACGACTCACAGGGGGCATGGGATGCCGTTCACGGTCTGTCTGAGTCCTTCCAGTATTACCTTCTTAAAGCATCAAATCAACTTGCCAAAGAGAAAGGATATTGTGAATACTTTGGCCGCACTAAGTATTCTGATGGCATTCTTCCTATTGATACATATAAAAAGGATGTTGATCAAATTTCATCTGTAGGTCTTCAACATGACTGGAAATCTCTTAGGGCATTGATTCTGAAACATGGTCTTAGACACTCGACACTGTCCGCACAGATGCCTTCTGAGAGCAGTTCTGTGGTATGTAATGCAACTAATGGTATCGAACCTCCTCGGGGATTTATATCCATCAAGAAGTCAAAGAAAGGTCCATTGAAACAAATTGTTCCCCAATATGCAACACTTAAAAATAATTATACTTTGCTCTGGGATATGAAAAGTAATGATGGATATATTAAAATTGTTGCGATGATGCAGAAATTTTTTGATCAAGCCATCTCTGGAAACTGGTCTTATAATCCAGAAAATTATGCTGATAATGAAGTTCCTGTTAGCGTAATGGCACAGGATATGCTTACTTGTTTTAAGATGGGACATAAAACAGCATACTATCAAAACACCTATGATATCAAAACAGATGAGATAGTTGATGACCAAAAACAGGAGCTTCAATCTCTCCTAAATGATATTATGAAGTCGAATGAAGAGGCATGTGAAAGTTGTACAATCTGAACATTCGTAAAAACTTAAATAGTAATGTAAGAGTCAATCAAACGGTAAAGAGGAATCGCATGGGATACGAGTTCATAAAATCAGAAGAACAAAAGGAAAAAATTAAAGGAATGACTGTTTTTAATACAAAACAAGTCGATACTAAAAAACAACCAATGTTTTTCGGACAACCCCTAGGCATTCAAAGATATGACTCTTATAAGTACCCAGTTTTTGAGAAACTCACCACCCAACAATTAAGTTATTTTTGGAGACCCGAAGAGGTTTCCCTACAGAAAGATCGTGGTGATTATCAAACACTTCGTCCGGAACAAAAGCACATCTATACTTCTAACCTGAAGTATCAAATTATGCTTGACTCTGTTCAGGGTCGTGGACCTGGCATGGCATTCTTACCTTATTGTTCTCTTCCTGAATTGGAAGCATGTATGACTGTATGGGAGTTTATGGAGATGATCCATAGTCGTTCATATACCTATATTATTAAAAACGTATATTCAGACCCTGCCGAGATCCTTGATACTATTATTAGTGACCAACGTATTCTAGAACGTGCTGAGAGCGTTACAGAGTCTTATGATGACTTTATTCAGTCAGCACAAAACTATGGTGCTTCCGAGTCATGGAAGCACAGACTTGAAGGAGTTCATTACGCAAAGGAGAATCTTACCGATGTCAAACGAAAACTTTACAGAGCAGTCGCAAACGTTAATATTCTTGAAGGTATTCGCTTCTACGTTAGTTTTGCTTGCAGTTTCGCCTTTGGTGAACTTAAGCTTATGGAAGGATCAGCTAAGATCATCTCTCTTATCGCAAGAGACGAAAACCAACATTTAGCACTTACTCAAAACATTATAAACAAATGGAGAGAGGGTGATGACCCAGAAATGCAGCAGATTGCAAAAGAAGAAGAAGAGTGGGTTTATAAGATGTTTGATCGTGCTGTAAACGAAGAAAAGAAGTGGGCAGATCACCTATTTAAAAATGGTAGTATGATTGGACTTAATGATAAACTTCTTCAACAGTATGTGGAGTGGATTGCAAATCGACGTATAAAAGCAATTGGATTAAAACCAATTTATGACATTACTGCTAAAAATAATCCACTTCCTTGGACTCAGCATTGGATTTCTTCCAAGGGTCTTCAGGTAGCACCTCAAGAAACAGAAGTTGAATCTTATATGGTCGGTGGTATTAAGCAAGATGTGAAAAAGGACACATTCAGTGGATTCAAACTTTAATGTCGAAGAATCAAATTACTAAAGACGAATTAAAAGTTCGTGTGCTAAAATTAAAAGAAAATTATATAATGACTAATTAAGTATTAACTCTAAATAACTTGTTAATAAATACTTAAAAGAAGTCATTAATATAATTGATGAGTATAGATGTTGACTATGAAAACCCCTGGTTTTTTGAAGGAGTCCCTTTTTTATCTAAGAATATTAACGATAATTTCGGTTTTGTTTATCTTATTACAAATATACAAAACAATCGAAAATACATCGGCAGGAAATACTTCTGGTCATTTAGAACACCAAAGGGAAAAAAACGTAAAGTAAAATCAGAATCTGATTGGAAAAAATATTATGGATCTTGTCCAGAACTTAAAGAAGACATTGACAAATTGGGCAGAGAGAATTTTAGTCGAACTATCTTATCATTACATAAAACAGGTGGCAAAACAAACTTCGAAGAGACTAGACAACTCTTTGTCAACGGAGTCCTTACAGAATCTCTTGACAACGGAGTCCCAAGGTATTACAATAGCAATATCCTCAGCAGATACTTCCGAAAAGACTACTATGAACACAACAACTGAAGAAATTGTTGGATATCTAAGAGAATGGTCTCTCGAACGAGCAGCAGATGAAAGCATATCTAGAAATGATGCTAAATCAATTCTTGCTGAGTTCTATGAGTGGATAGAACCAGAAGATGATGAAATCGAAATTTATTCCTTCGAATCAAAAGATTTTCAAATCTAAATTTTTTCCAATAAAAAACTCATGAGAATTTCTCACAAATATAAATTTGTCTATATCGCAATTCCTAAAACAGGTAGCAGTACAGTAAGGTATTTGCTTGATAAGTATTCTGATATATCTTCTGATGATCCTTATTGGTCATTAACAATTGGCCCTCACCCAAATGCTAAACAAATAAAGACATATTTTGATATAAAAGGTTGGAATTGGGATGAGTATTTTAAATTTACTGTTGTTAGACATCCAATTCCAAGAATAAAAAGTAGTATTGCTTATGCATTAAAAGCAGGAGAGCAAGCTTATAAATCTAGCAATTATAGTCTGAAAGTTTTGACTGCCTATGCAGATGCGATAAGTTCTGCTAATATTGACAATGGACTAAAAGGTGATCAACTTAAATGGGAACTTTCAACTCGTATGTTATATGAAGAAAAAATTAGTGTAATAGATTTCATGTATAAGCATATGGCTAATCAATATTCATATGTTTACAATGATTCAAAGAAATGTTTAGTTAATGAAATCATTAAATTAGAATACTTTGAGAGTGGACTTCAAAAGGTTTGGAAACGATTAGGACTTGACAATAGAGATCTCCTACGTATACCAAAATATAATGTTACGGAACCTTTATTCCAGACCATGTGTTCGAATAAACTAATGGATATAGATGTGTTTGGAAAATACCGAAAGTTTATTAAAGAAAAATTTCAACAAGACTTTTATCATTTTAAATATGAATACTTAAAAGATTTTCTGTCACCGTGTTAAATATAAATTTTTTCCAATAACCT